GGGGGGGGGTGGCGGTGGGACTGATACGGCGGGCCCTGCAGACACGCGCAAGCGTCATCGATCCCCGACACCCCGGCGACCCCGCTCTAGCTTCCTTTCTCGGATTCGGCCCCACGCGTTCGGGCGTGGACATCACCCCCGCCACCGCTCTAACTTGCGCGGCCGTCTACGCCGCGGTGCGAGTGCTCGCCGAAACTGTGGCCCAGGTGCCCCTGCACATCTATCGACGCGGGGCTCCAGTGGGCGGCGTGTCCACCCGCGAGGTGGACCGCACCCACCCGCTCGAGCCGATTCTGCACGACCGGGCCAACGGGGAGCAGACCGCCTTTGAGTTCCGCGAAATGCTGCAGGGCCACTGTGCCCTAAGAGGTAACGCCCTCGCGGAAATCGTGACAGACGGCGGCGGCCAGGTGGTGGCGCTGTGGCCGCTGCACCCGGATCGGATCCGCCTGCGCCGCACCGAGTCGAACCGCCAGGTGTACGTCGTCAATCTGCCAAAGGGCGGGGAGCGCGTGCTGCTGCGCGAGCAGGTGCTGCACCTGCGCCTGGGCGGTGGTGCTTGGGGGGAATCGCCCATTGCGCTCGCGGCCGAAAGCCTGGGCCTGACCCTGGCCGCCGAGGAGTACGCCCAGCGGTATTTCGGTCAAGGTGCCGAGCCCCGCGGTGTGCTGCAGCACCCCGGGCAGGACGGCGGAAAGCCGATGGGAGATGCCGCATACGACCGACTAAAAGAGAGCTGGGCGCAGAACCACCAGGGCCTGGAGAACGTCCACCGGATCGCGATCCTAGAAGAGGGCACCACCTGGCAGCAGGTAGGAATCAGCCCGAAGGACAGCCAGCTAATTGAGGGCCGCCAGTTCCAGGTAGAGGAGGTGGCGCGCTGGTTCAACCTGCCGCAACACAAAATCGGCGCAATGATGAACGCCACGTTTAGCAATATCGAGCAGCAGGGCCAGGACTTTGTAACGACCAGCATGCTGCCCTGGTTCGTGCGCTGGGAACAGGCGCTGAAAATGTCGCTACTGAGCAGCGCCGAGCAGTCGACCCACTACTGTGCATTCGTGGTCGCGGGCCTGATGCGAGGCGACGCCGCCGCGCGGGGCCAGTTCTACACGGCCCTGCTGGCAACCGGCGCCATTAGTCCGAACGAAATCAGCGAACGCGAAGACCTGCCCCCGAGCGAGGGCGGGAACGTTCGTGTGTTGCCTCTGCAATACGCCCCGATTGAGCAAGCTTTTGCAGACGACTGGACCACAGGCCAGACGGGTGGCCCCGGCGCAGGGGGCGGTGGGAATGGCGACGGGAACGGCGACGGCGCGGGCAGTGCGGGGCGTGGGTTTGACGAAGCCGAGGCCATCACCGCGGCCAATGTCTTGAACGGTGCCCAGGTGTCTAGCCTAGTCGGGCTCGCGGCCAAGGTCGCCGCCGGGGAGCTGTCGAAACTAGCGGGCGTCGAAATCATGAAGCTCGCGTTCGGCATCGATCCCCCCGCAGCCGAGCGGATCCTATCCGGTGCGAAGCCCCCGCCCGATGAGTCGCGGGCGTTGCCCGAGCAACACCGCCAGTTTCGAGAGTTCTACCGCGCGGCGCGTGTCGAGGCGTACCAGCGCCGCAGCCTCCGGGGGATGCTCGAGCGGCGCCGCATCGTCGACCGATTCCAGGGCCTGATCGGCCAGGCTGTGAACAGCGTTCTGGGCGTCGAAGTCCGCGACGTCGGCGCCATGGTGAAGCGCAACCTGGTGGAGCGGGCAGCCAGCAACGACTGGGACCTGGAGCTAGAGGCGTACTACGGCAAGGGCTCGAAATTCCGGGGCATCGTCGAACGCCGCATGACGCCCGCGTTTGACATCCTGGTGTCACAGCTGGACGACGCAATTCTGCGCGAGCTGGGGCTGGAGCCCGCCGAGGATCCCGAAACCCTGCCGAGCTGGGTGTCAGCCCTGGTTGCCAGCTACGTGGCGGCGCACTGTGCCAGCAGCCAGGGACAGCTGGGCGCGGTGGTTCGCGACGCGGACGACCTCGACACAGCCGGCGCTGCGGTCAAGGGGCGCCTGGACGAGTGGAAGCAGAAGCGCGCCACCAAGACCGCGCGGAAGCAAACCAAGAAAGTCAACGGGGACGTGTACGACCGCGAGCTGTCGCGGGCGGGCGTGCCGCGGAAGAAATGGAAGACCCGCGGCAAAACGTGTCCGTTCTGCAAGCAGATGGACGGGAAGACCGCGGCCGTGGGTGGCAGCTATTTCGACAAGGGGGACAAGCTGTCCGCCGAGGGCCAGAGTTCTCTCGAGTTCCGACGTGTCATCAAGTACCCGCCGCTGCACGGCGGCTGCGACTGCGAGATAGTGGCGGACTTCTAAGGGGGGCGAGCAATGGCAAGCCGCAGGCATAAGCACACGCCGGCCACCAACCGGCTGACACACTGGCGAGGGGAAGCCGAGCTACGCATGGTCGGCGCCAAGAGCGAGAAGCGGAAAATGGAGGGACACGCGGCCGTGTTCGATTCGCTGTCCCTGCCGATCTGGGGCCAGCGCGAAATCGTCCGGCCGGGAGCGTTCAAGAAAACGCTGGACGACGGGACCGACGTGCGGGCGCTGTTCAACCATAACCCCGATTTCATCCTGGGCCGCCGCAGCGCGGGCACCCTGGAGTTGGAGGAAACCGACGTCGGCCTGCACGTGGTGATCGACCAGCCAGATACCCAGACGGTTCGCGACCTGGTGGTGTCGGCGATCGACCGCAAGGAATTGCGGGAAATGTCGTTCCAGTTCAAGACGATCAAGGAAAGCGTGACGGTGATCGAAGGCGAACCCGTCCGCGAGATTCTGGAGGCCCACCTGCTGGACGTGTCCCCGGTGACATTCCCAGCCTATGAGGCCACCGACGTGGAAGTGCGCCAGGCAATGTATCGATTCCTGGAGCCCGCCGAGGGCGACCGGGCCGAACTCCTGGCCGAAATGCTGAAAGCCGAAGGACTGAGCCCGGCCGAGGTTCGGGCATGGTTCCAGGCGGCCGCTGACTCGATGACGCCGGGGGAAGTCCCCTCAGTGGGCATCGACGCCGAGCACCGCAGCCGCGAGCTGGAGCTGGCGGCACTGGAGTAAGAGAACACAGCACCGAGTCACCGCACCGACGCAGCCGCCCCCGCCCACGGGAGCACTCCAACGCGTGCAGCGACGACACCGCAGGGACGCAGACGCGCCCCCGCTTTGGAGAACTCAAGTGGACCGAATCGCAGAACTACTGCGGGCCCGCGCGGTGGCCATCAAGGCCGCCCGCGACATCAACGACAAGGCGCACGCCGAAAAGCGCGCCCTCACGGCCGAGGAGCAGACGGGGTACGACAAGGCCATGGCCGAGGGCGAGCGACTGCGGAAGCAGGCGGTAGAGGAAAAGAAGCTCGCGGACGCCGAGGCCGAGCTGGCCCTGGTGACCGACGCCAATCAGCGGAACATCGACGCCGGCAACGCGGGCGGCGGTGGTGGCGCTGGGGGTGGTGGCAACCAGGCTGCTGTTCTGCAGCCCGACGAGGTGCGCGGCGCGCCGCTGTTCGGACGCGCCGAGCTGGGCCAGTTCTACCAGGACGAAACCCACGCCCACGCGACCGCGAAGCGGGCCTACGCGGCCGCGTTCAACTCGTTCCTCAGTGGGCGGCCGCTGATCCTGACGGCCGATACCCCCGCCGAGGTGCGCGCCCTGTCCGCCGACGTGTCGGCCGAGGGCGGGTATCTGATCGCGCCCGAGCAATTCATGGCAACGCTCATCAAGGCACTGGACGCGAAGCTGTTCATTCGGGCCAGGGGGACGGGCGCACAGGTGCGCGGCGCCCACCAGCTGGGGAAGCCGAGTCTGGACGCAGACCCGGCCGACTGCGAGTGGACCACCGAGCTGTCGACGGGCACGCCCGACGCCACGATGGCATTCGGGAAGCGCGAGTTCGTGACGGAGCCCGCGCGCAAGCTCATCAAGGTCAGCAAGACGCTGCTTCGGAAGAGCCCGCTGGGTGTGGAAAACATCGTCATGGAACGGCTCACCTACAAGCTGGGGGTCACCCAAGAAAAGGCGTACATGTCCGGCAGCGGCACGGGGCAGCCGCTGGGCCTGTTCACCGCATCGGCCGATGGCATCCCGACGGGGCGCGACATCGACGTGTCGTCGGGTTCGCAGGTGTACGACTTCGACCTGGTCATGGCGGCCAAGTACAAGCTGCGTTCGGCCTACTGGCCGACCGCGGAATGGATCTGGCACGCGGACGAAGCGCTGCGCGTCATGCAGCTGAAGGACACCGACGGTCAGTATCTCTGGCGTGAGAGCGTGCGGGCGGGCGAGCCCGAGCGCATGCTGGGGCACCCGGTGAATTTCTCCGAGTACGCCCCGAACACGCACACCACGGGCGAGTACGTCTGCATTTTCGGCGACCTCAGCTACTACCACTACGTGGACGAGCTGAACGCCAGCGTGCAGGCACTGCGCGAGCTGTACGCCGCCACCAACCAGGACGGGTTTATCATCTCCTACGAAGGGGACGGCATGCCGGTGCTGGGCGAGGCGTTCGTGCGCGGCGCGCTGAACTAGCGGAACGAACCCGCCAGCCGCCCGCGGCAGGGGATCGCGGGCGGCTGGCTGGTGACACGGCAACAGCGGGGGCGACATGGGCCGGCCGAAATTCACGATTGACCAGAACGTGGAGCTGCGCCTGCTGGAGCACAACGTCGCGGCGGGCTACGACACTATCCTATGCGACGAGATAGACCTGGGCCTAGACCACGGGGGGGCCGATGGGGTGGCGTTCCTGGTCCTGATGGATTCCGTGGCCGCTGGCGGGGAAGTCAACTGCTACATCAGACAGCGACACCCGGGCGGATCCTGGGAAAGTATGATTTCCGAGACCAACGTCGACAACACCCCGGGCCAGGGCGGGCTTCTGCTGACGGAGATAGTGCGGCCGCGTCGCCGCTGCGTGTCTCTGGTTATCACTCGCGCGGAAAATCCCAGCCGGTGTCTGTTCGCGTTGGCATTGATCCACGGATTCAGGCGGCCGCAGCGCCGGCAGGGGGCGGCATCGTTTCCGGCTGCCCCTAATGGCATCGCAGCTGCAAACGCACCTGGAACGGACGGGTAAGGGGGCGGCCATGAAGGGCTTTACAATCGCGGGCGACTGCAAGCTGATTTTCCACGAGGGCTACGTGGTGGCCGGCCTGAGTGACGTTTTCCACTCGATGGAACTCGGAGGCTCCGCGGGGCAGGAAGGCAGCCACATCGCGTCTATCGCGGTCTACGAAGACAGCGCCGCGGGCGCGCTCTACTACCGCCAGAGCGTGGACGGCGCAGACTGGGAGGGGCTGGGCTCGGAGACTATGGCGGGGGGCGTCCAGGCCGATTCGCTGCGGCTGACGCAGCTGACGAATCCCCGGCGCCTTCCGCACGTGTCGGTGAGTCGATACCGAACCGGCCTTGTGGCGGTGCTTGGCGTTTTCTCGCTGGTGTTCGGGTGTCGTAAGTTCGGAGGGATTCGCGACGTGGCCAGCGGCACCTGGGCTAACAGTGGGAGCGGTGGCGTGTCGGTCGCAACGTCACCGGGGACCGACTAACGCCAGCGGACGCTGGCACGGGGGCAACACATGAGCGACGAACGCGTGACGATGCGACGGCTGAAGACGTCCGCCAGGCCGGGGCGCCTGGTTCAACCCGAGGGCTACGTGGGCGAGTTCTCACCCGACGACGCGGCGGCGCTGATCGAGGCGCAGGCCGCGTGCACGGTCGACCACGGGGGCGCCGACCTGAACGCCGGCAACCCGGCGGGTGTGGCTGCGCTCGAGCAGGCCATGGCCACGCTGAACGCCGCCCGCGCGGAGCGGGGACTGCCGCCGGTTAAGGTGGCCGAACCCGACGCGAAGCAGCAGGTAGCCAAGCTGCACGAGGACGTGCGGCACCAGCAGCTGGAACAGGCCGGCCAGCGCAGGGCCGCGGCCGATCGCGCCACCGCTGCCGAGCAGAAAAGCCACCAGGCGGCCCAGGATGACCAGGGCCGCGCTGATCGCGACGCGGCGGTAGGGGAAGCCGGCCTACGCGCTGCGGAAGCAGACAAGCGCGCCGGGGCGACCGCCGCCCAGGAAGCTGCAGCCGAGGCGCTGGCAAATCCGCCCGAGCCCGCCGAGCTGCCGGAAGCCGACGCCGAGGAAACCGGCGACGGCCAGGCCGAAGAGGCCGAGCAGCCGGAGGGGGGCGAGGTGGCCGAGGAGCCGGCCGCCGAAACCACCACCACCGAGGCGGCCGAGGCGGCCGTCCAGCCGACGGCACCTGCACGCCGCCGCCGCAGGACCACGGGCAAACACCCGTCCGGGGAGTAGGGGGCACAGGTAGGCCATGTCCGATCGCATACCGCTGGCTGTGTTGGCAGGGAGCGCCAACGCATACGAGGGTTTCGAGATACCGATCGGCACCACGGGCGCGGTGGCGTCGCTCCTAACGCAGGTGTTCCTGTCCTGTCTGGATCCGTCCGACGACCCGGACGACCTGACGGCCCAGATTGTCGGCCGGGACTCCGGCGACGTGGAGCTGTGGACCGAGGGGCCGTTGACCCTGCCGTGGGGGGAGCTGGGCGCCATGAACGCCATTTCCCCCGCCCGGGAGGTGCCGCCCGCTACCCAGCTATTTCTCGAGGTGATCGACGGCGGGACCACCTGCTCCAACCTGCAGGGCTGGTACGAGCTGGCCGCGCGAGCGGGCCTGCCGGCAGCGCTGGGCCTGCTGACGACGCAGGCGCGTGTGCTCGAGTTCCTGAGCCAGCCGTCCACGGCGGACGGCGACCTGCTGGATAGCCTGATCGCAGCCGTCTCCGAGCGCATGCAGCGGCACATGGGACGGGCGATCGGCTCGACGGTCTACACCGACGAACGCCACAGCGCCTCGGGAATGCGGGACGTGGTTCAGCTGCGCCACTGGCCCCTGGTCGGCGCGCCCACGGTGGTGGTGAGCGGCGAGGCGGTGGACCCGGCGGACCTGGACTACGAAGCCGATACGGCCTGGCTGTACAACGGTGAGCCCGGGAGCCCGCGCGCCTGGCCGGCCGGCCGCCGCCATATTGCGGTGAGTTATACCGCCGGGTGGGCGACGATTCCCGAGGACCTGGTGGCCGCCGCGACAACGCAGGTTGTCTGGGAGTACAAGACGACCGGCGCGAAGGGGGATCGACTGCGCGAGCGTCAGACGGTCATCGACGACGTCAATACCACGTATATGGTGGACGCCTGGGAGCCGTCGGTTCTGGCGACCATGGCCCACTATCGACGGCGGGAGCTGCCCCGTAGTGCTTGACCTGACGATTGTCAGCCGAGGCCGCGAGCAGGCCATCAGTACCCTGAGCGGCGTGCGCCCGGACAGGCAGCCCCGGATTCGGTCGGAGGGCCTGGAGGCGGCCGCCAAGGGCGTCCAGCGGCGGATTCGAACGGCCTACCTACGCGGGCCGCGACCGATGCACCTGGACCGAATCCACGGCGATACGATCGATTCAATCCGAATCGACCGCCGCCAACTGCCGGACGCGATCCAGATCGGCAGCGCGATGCTGCACCTGGAGCTGGCCGAGTTCGGACGCAGCGGCCGGAAGCGTCGGCCCGCGTTTCAGCCTGCGCTTGAGGACGAGCTGGCCGAGCGCATGCCGGGCGCGTTCATAGACGCCTGGCAGAAGTACCTGCGAAAGGGAATCAGCGGCGGGGGCATGCTGGGAAACCGGCGCGCCGGGGCTGGGACAATCTAACGTGTCTAAATTTGCCGACTACCTGGCGCTGCTTGAAGCCACCTGGCGAACAGCGGTGCCGACGCTGCCGGCGGCCGGGGACGGCTGGGACGACACCCCGGCGAAAGGTGGCGAGACACTGGCCACCAACCAGCTGCCCCACGTGTTCGCGATTGCGCCGCAGCGGGTGAAGGAACCGGCCGGGGACTTCCTGCAATACACCGAGGAGTTCCGCGTCGAGTTCAATCTATGGCCCAGCCGCGCGACGACTCAAGAGGAAGCGTCCGAAATGCTGGACGCATTCGAGGACGCCCTGGCGGCCGACCCGACGCTGGGCGGGGTGTTCCGGCACGCGTGGTGCTCGATTGTGGGGTTCCCTCGTGACATGTCCGGCCGGACCGAACGGGTGGGGATTGTGTTCGTTACTGCGCAGAGGGACCTCTAATGGCTGCCCCTTCGGACTTGCGCACGCAGCTGGCCGCCGACCTGGGCGCGCAGCCGGGGCTCGCGTTTAGCGGCTGGCTGTCGTCGGACTACCGCACCGACCTGGACGTGATTGCACCCGGCACTATGCGCGGGCAGCTGCAGCTGGACGTCGCGAAGGTGGACGCGGCCGACAGCAATCTGGACCTAGTGGAGTGCCGCGCGGTGCTCCTGCTGCACTATCGCCTGACGACAGTCGAGGCGGAAGCCGACTACAGCATGACGGCCATGGTGGCGAGACAGGAGCGATACACCGATATACGCACATGGCTGGGGTTCGCGGCGGTGTACAAGGTGGCGGAAGACGGCCCCGAGCTGTCGACGCCTGCGCAGCGCGATGGGTGGATAATCAGCTGGGCCGTGGAAGCTATGGTCCTGCTGCAACCGTAGGGGGGTACGAAATGGCGTATGAAAGCTGGGCCGTGGGGCTCGCAGTCGGGACGCAGACGGGGCTCGGTGTTCCGAACGCGACCATAGCTGCGCTCTCTGGTTCGATTGATACTGACGACGGTGTCCTGTTGGGGGATCGGGATTCCGGCGACGCCGACAGCGGCCTGTCGTTGCCGAGCCTGGTGCGCCAGGAAGCGACACCGGCCGACGTCCCTGGGAGCCTGACGCCGCAGCCGGCGAGTTTTCAGCGGCTGTCAATCGACGGGTTTTCTATCTCCTGGCTGCTGAAGGGGAGCGGGCTCCTGCGCGGCGCCGATCCGCCGGACGATGGGGAAGCGATCCCGATTCCGGCTGTGCGGGCGTTGTTCGACATGGCCGGACTGATCGGCGCAAACGGCGTCGCCCCCGCATACCGCTACACCCCGCGCGTGGCGGCCAGCGTCGGCGGGTACCAGCTGTACGGGACGATCAAGCTGTGGATTGGAAACCTGGCCTGGGTGTTTCAGGACTGCATCATAGAAAAGCTGGCCCTGGTCATGACCCCGGGCGGTAACGTGGTGGCAACGGCCGACGTGGCGGTGGGCTCGCATGACCCCGCTACACAGTTTTTCTCCGAAGTCACGTTCCCCACGTTCGACTTCACCGCACAGACCACGGGCGGCCAGCTGCACTCGGCGCCCCTGGTGGCAGCCGTCGGCCACAGCTGGAGCACCACGCGGGGCTTTGAGGATATGACGGTTACGGTAGAGAACTCGGCCAGCGAGGAGCAGGACAGCAACGCCGAGACGGGTCTGGTACAGGCGGTCACAGAAAGGCGTATCACTTGCGTGGGTCGCATCTATTCCGATGACGACGCGGCCAGCAAGTTCGAAATGGACAACGTCGCGGGCGAGACGCCCACCGCTGACATCACGATGCAAATCGGCGACGCCAGCGCGGTGGAAACCGACCCGTTCAACGCCCTGGCCATGATCCTGTCGGACGTGCAGGTCGCTCAGGTGAAGCCGGACAAGACCGGCACGTTCATGGTTATGGACCTTTCGGGCTACTGCACAGCCGGCAGCGCTGGCGGCGAGTTCTCGCTGGACTTCAACTGAGCCGACGGCGGGGGGCAGCGTGGCGAAGCGTCGGTTCGTTGTCGAGGCGGAACTCCGAGCGAAGGACAACGCGTCCCGTGTGGTCGGCCGCGTTCAGGGCGCGTTCTCTAGCTTCGGATCGTTCCTGTCGTCGCGTTTCGTCATCACACTGGGCGACGTCACCCAGCTACTGGCGGGCGTCGGCCGCGCCATGTGGGACGTCGTCGAGGTGGCCGGCGAGAATGAAACGGCTATCGCGAAGGTCAACGCCGCGCTGCAGAACTCCGGCGAGTACAGCGCCGAAGCCGCCGCCGAGATGCAGGCCCTGGCCGCAGCGCTCGAGGTTGAGAAGAACGTCGCTCAGTCGGTCGTCAACGAAAACCTCGCCCTCGCCCTGTCGTTCACAAAGTCCGCCGACGCAGCGGGGGCGCTGACTAGCGCCGCGATCGACTTTGCCCAGGGCGCAGACATCGGGATAACCGAAGCCGTGCGCCGCCTCGGCCGAGCCATGAAGGGCTCGGTGGAAGACATCTCCAAGTTTGACGACCGGATCCTGGACCTAACGAAATCCCAGCTGGCTGCGGGCAAGGCCACCGAGCTGCTGGCCGAAACCTTCGCGGGCCGCGCGGCCGCTGCGATGGACACCTGGGACGGCCTGCTGCAGCAGCTGGTGCTCTCCTATGAGCGGCTCAAGGACATGGTCGGCCAGGCCATCACCAAAAACGCCACCTTCCGGGGGCTGCTGGACGACCTGAATACGGCCATGCGAAGCGGCGACTTGGCCGAGGGGATAGAGGACATAGCGGAAGGCGTGGCGACGCTCGCGAGTGCCATGGCGTCGGCCGGCAAGTACGTGAAGCGCTTCGGCGAGGCGCTGAGGCTAATCTCCAAATACGACCCGTCCTCATTTTTGTTTAACGTGCGCGTCGGGATGCAGTCTCTGGACAAGGCCGCGGGGGACGCAGCGCAGAGCCAGGGCGACCTGTCGAAATCGACGGGCGAGCTGAACGGCCTGCTGTTCAAGACGGGCAAGACGACCCAAGACGTGTCCCGCTGGATTGCGGAACTGACGGGCAACACCAAGGCGCTGCGCGAGGAAACCGACCGCACAACGCTGGCTCAGAAGCGCTACGAAACCAAGCTGAAGGAATTCGGTCTCACGCTGCGATCGGACGTCACCGATGCCATCGATGAAAACGAGCGCTTCCTGGAGAAGCTGCGGCAGTCGGTCCTGGCCGGCGAGGCGACCTGGGGCCAGTATGCGGCGGCCGTCAAGAAAGTGAACGCCACCAACGCCGCCGCCACGCTGCAGCTGCAGGGCGTGGACGTCGAGGTGCTCGCGGTGGCCGATGGCCTGGAGCGCGCAGCCGGCGCCAGTACCGAGTACGCGCAAGCAACCAGCGGCGCGGTCTACCAGACGCAGCGGCTCGACAGCGCGATGGCCAGCGAATTCAGACAGCTGTCGGCGACTACTCAACAGCTGCGCTTTACCTCGGCCGAGTACGATCGTCTGGCGGCGGCAAAGGGACGAGTAGCTGCAACGACCGCAGCCCTGCAGCAGGGCGGCCAGCTGGTCCTCGGTGGGACTCGGATTCTGCTACCAGGTGGGGGCTCGCGCCTGGTCTCGGAGCCTGGTGGCAGCTACGGCACGAGCTGGGAAGACTCCGAGTATTACACCAAGTACACGGACTGGGGTTAGCCGTGGACTTCCGCCTGCCCCGCTTCACAGCCGACAATGAGGTGCGACGCTGGGGGCCCTACAGCCCCGGCGAGCTGGACAACGACGCGGACTGGGTGAACTCCACCGAGGAGTACCGGGTAGCCGTGGTCGATGGCCAGCTGGGCGTACCGGCTGCGGTGCATTCCGCCTATGAGTCGGACATGTGGTTTCTACGGCCCCGCTTTACGGCGCCCGGATTCCCCAGGTGCAACCGGCTGCTGTTCGGTGGGAACAATTTCCGCAGGGTCGACAGCGGCGTGCACGAGCTGCGCACGGCTAACCAGTTCGGATCGGCCCAGGTGGACATTTTCCGATTCCCTCAGTACCAGAACGCGGGCCTGACCGACTGGCGCCTGTGGTGGCCGGACTCCTACACCGAGGCGGACCTGGTGAACGCGGCCGGCTTCTATGAGGATCGATTCCATTGGACGATGCGCCGCGCGGCCGGCGATACAGACCTTGAGTTCGGCGAGGTGGTGCTGGGCAGCACCTGGGCACCCAGCAAGCCACCCGACCAGAGCTGGGTGGACATGGCAGAGCCGCTGCTAACACGCCAACGGCTGCGCAATGGCAACGCCTACACCACGATGGACGGGCCGCCGCGCCGCCGCTACACGCTCGAGTTCAGTGCACTGGACTACCGGGACAAGGCGCTGTTCGACCAGCTGCTACGCGATTGCGCCTACGGGGCGCTGCCATTCTGGTACGAGCACCCGGGCAGCGGCGACGGCTCGCAGCTGGTGTTTGACTTCGGCAACGCCCAAAGCGCGGCCCACCTGACGACCTGGCGCTGTGTGACCAGCCCACTAACGGGACCTGGCGGCGACGCGGAGGGCGCCCGCCTTATCTCCGCCGATGGCAACCGCAGCGGTGAAGTGTATCTCGACATCGAAGCGCTACACGGTGGGCTGTTCGACCTGCGCCATAGCGTGCTGTCCCTGGACTACTCCTACGACAGCGCCGAGGACTGGCTGGTCGACGCTGAGGACTTGTACATCGGCGTGGACGACTCGGTGGACGCCTACTCCTACTGGGAAATCGGCGGCCAGCCGGCTGTCCAGGTCGCTGGCGGGCTGAACTGGTTCCGGGAGTTCATCGACATGGACCAGGCGCCGACGCTGAAGGGCGGCGGCAACCAAGGTCAAGCCGACCTTTCGAAGGTGGCGCGGGTGCGGATATTCGGCGAGATGACGACCACCCTACAGAGCTGGGGCAGCGACAACCTGCGCCTATGGCGGAAGGAACAGGCGCCGGTGCTGGTGAAGCTGGCCAGCTACAGCGCCGAGCACGACGGCACCGCCGCGCGTGCGTTCGGCATGACGTGGCGCATCAGAATGGAGCTGCTCGAGGTGACCGCCTGACATGCTGAACCCGTCCGAACCGATCTATGGCAACCCGGGTTATACCGTCGGCCACGTCCTGCGGCGCGCCGGCCTGGGCGCGCTAAACATGACCTACGGCACAGTGAAATCAGGCTACAGCGAGGACGCGCTGCGGGACGATCGCACGGGCGACCTGGTCGTTTATGATCCGCCGAGCACGCGCTGGGAAATCGACTGCCACCACGCGTCGGTGGTGACTCATCCTGAAATCAACCGGGTGATTTTTAGCCGACCCTACCAGGGCCGCTCGGGAACGAACGGGCCCGGCGCCGGCTGGCTGATCTACTCGTCCCACAATATGGGCCTGTTTACGTTGGGCCCGCTGAGGGACAGCGACGGGCTCCACTTTCCCCACCGCAACTCTGACCGCCTGGTGGACTTCTACGCCGACGCCGCCCCGCCAGACGCCTTTGCCTACAAGCGGTACGTCTGTCCGCAAGCCTTCGGCTCGCTAGAGGACATCGGCTGCGGCGAGCTGACGGTGGGAACGACGCTCAAGCCGAGCAGTGGAGTCGCGCACACCTGGACCGACGTTCGCGAACCGACACTGACAGATGTTCAGACCCGAGCGGGGATGGCCTACGGCAGCGTGGACGGGGAGCCCCGCCGCGTGTTTCGGATTGACCACCGCTGGCTGACCGGCGGCGATCTGGCCCTCTACGACTACGTCCTACGCGAGTGCCAGTACGGGGCGCTGCCGATCTGGTTCGACCCGCCGACCGCAGGTGGGGCTCGTGAGCTGCTGAGCGGGATGGACGATTCCACCGACCCGGCGCTGTCCTCGACGGGGGGAACACTCTCTGACATCGGTGGGGCGTTCATCGGAGAAGGCGCCGCGACGCGCTGCACAGCCACCGGGGCCACGCCCTGCTGGCTGCGGCTCGACGTCGGGGATCGAGACTTTACCGACTGCATGCTGTCGTTCGAATACGAGTGCGGCTGGGTTCCGACGCTCGCTAGCGAGCTGAAGCTAATCCTGTATGACACCGAAGGCGGGTTCCTCTCATTCGATTGCGCTGCCCAGCAAATCTCGGCGGGTATCGTCCTGTGGTTTTTCCGGGAGTTCGTCGACCCGGTCGAGGACCCCGGAGGAACGCCGACGTCAGTCACCCCCCCGGCAGACCTGCGCCACATTGCCGAGGTGTCGTTTTTCTTTAGCGCGACGTCGCCAGGTCAATGGATCAATATCGACGGCGTGCGGCTGCACCCCCGCGACGCCGAACCCGTGCGGTGTAACGTCGTCGGCTATAGCCGGGACCAGGACGGGCCGGTGCCTCAATCGATCGGGCTCCGGCACCGAGTGCAGCTGCAGCTGGAGGAGCTGACGACATGAGTTTTACGCGTTCCGCGCGGGACTTGCGACTGCTGCAAAGCTCCCTGACGGTACCGGTGCCGCTCCTGGTTCTGATCTGTTACAGCGACCGAGGCGCGGAAACCGAAGCGAAGCGGCTCTACTTCTCCGACCGGCCGCTACGATATGCCCACCCAGGTGTCGGCGATCTGTGGCGCGCTGCGGTGCTCAAGCCCGCGCCTGTCGCTCACCAGATCAACCACCTGCCAGACATCGACGGCGCGGGCAGCGGGGGCATGCAGCGAACCTGGGGCTGCACGCTGCGGAACATACCGACGACCGAGGACTGGCCGAGCGCCGCCAACCTGGGCGAGTACCTGCTGGACTATCCGGCGCTGCGCATCGAAGTGGCCGAGCTGCTGGTGGAAGTCCAGGCGGGCGAGGACCCGGTGGACCTTCGGGACCTGGTCGGCAGCGAACACCTGGTCCGATTCCGGGGCGATGCGCGGATAGAAAGCCGCACCCCCCACGAGCTGAGCCTAACGGCCAAGAGCGACACGCCGTTTATCCCCTGGAACCACCACGAGGACCCCGCGACCAACGACCCCCGCGACCTGGGCGCGCGTATGGGGATCGGTTACGGGGAACTCAAAAAGGTGAAATGCCGGGGCATGGAAGTGGGCTGGCTGACGACCCTGGCCGAGGCGCTGCTACTGGCCGACACGCCGAGCGCGGCCGACCTGACCGACGCCTCGGGCCTGCCGACCAGCGGCTATATCATGATCGGGAGCGACTGCTGCGCGTGGACTGGCAAATCGGGGAACACGCTAACGGGCTTCAGCCAGGGGGAGCTGGGCACCACGGCAAGCAGTCACGCGGCGGGTGACGTTCTGGCCGAACTCATGTCCGAAATCGTGTTTGAGGTTCTGGGGCACGAGGCTTACACCTTTCGGAATTTCTACGTGCGCAGCCCCTTCAACGGCCAAATCATCCGGGTCACCACGGGCTACACGTCGACCACTAACGACACCGCCAGCCCGGTGCCATCGGGGCTGACCTGCTGCACGGTTCGGCTGACTCAACAGCAGCAGGTGGACCTCATGTCCGAAATGGCGAGCAGCGCCGCGGACATCCTGCAACAGACGGCTATCACCCAGAACGTGATCGACCAGGAGCAGGCGGTAGCGCAGAACGTGTCGAACCAGCGCCAGGGAGTAGAGACCCAGCCGGAGTTTACGGACGGGACGCCGACCTACACCTGGACGAAATTCTACTTGACGAATTCGAACGACCTGAACGACGGCAACGAAGACCGCAGCCCGCCGAACTATGAAAAAAACTACGTGTTTTCCGGCGGCGGGGGCTACTGGATTGAGGGCAAGTGGGTAGGCGGCGCACCCACCGACGTGTGTTCGATGAACATCGGCGACCAGAGCGACAAGGGCCGCCGCGTCCGCGCCGTTCGTGTCGGAATTGAAGCGAACCTACACACCCTGGGCTACGCGGGGGGCGTGCGGTGTGCGGGCCTGGAGCTGCCGGGATTCCCGTCGACGGATTATCAAGTCCAGGTATGGGAAGGCTCGACCTACACCGACACCTACAACGTCCAGGCGGTGTCCAGCGCCTACACCTGCCCAGGTGGAACCACGGTCGAGGACTTCTGCAACCCGGGCAGCGGCTGGGACAGCGGCCCGCGGCTGTATTTCTGGTGCAAGGACAACCGGGCCGGCGATAACAACGACATGGACGGGTGGGTAACCGAGGGCGAGCAGTACATAGAGCTAGAGATAATCGGCACCGCGGCACCCCTGGAGCGCATCACCGACGTAGCCCTGGACTGGGTGGACTTCACACTGGTAGCGCTGAGCGACCCGGCGACGTTCCAGACGGTGGCGATTTCAGACGCGGTGATCGGTGGCGCATCGGTGGGCTTTGGGCTCGACTGCTACGCGGACGTGGACGGCTACAAGGTGCCAGTGGGTGCCACCCAGTACCACGACTCGCCAGGTGCGCGAATCAGCCACCCGGCCGACGTCGTGCGACACATCCTGGAGGAACTCTGCGGCCTGGGCACAGACGCGACAGATGACGACAGTTTCGACCTGGCCACTACGAACCTGCGCACGGGAAACAATGAGACGTCGGTCCTGTTGAACGAGCTGGACGGCCGCGACTTCAACCGCCTGATGGGGCGCCTGCTATTCGAGATGCGCCTGCAGCTGGTGCAGCACGACGAGCTGGTGGCGCTGACGACCTATCGCCTGCTCTCGTGCACGAGTCCGGGCGCCTGGCCCGCGACGATCGCGACAATCGAGCCGAACGAGTACGCCGGGTACAGCGAGCGCGAACGCGAGACCTGGCACTTCACCCGCTGGTGGGCCGTGTACAACCGGGACCGCACCTACGACGGTGGCCAAGGGGCGGGATACACGGGGGTGGTGAGAGTCAACCCCGACGTGTCGGACCTGGTCTATTGGAACACGGGCGACGTC